AGCAAGTCATTACTACATAGCCCGGGCCACCGAAGCCGCCCGAAGCTGCCACACCACCTGTAAAGCCACCTCCAGCACCTCCGCCACCACATCCGTAGGCTTGCCGTGCATCACCGCCTGCGCCACCATTGGTTGCTGCTGAAGTACCGCCCGAGCCACCACCGGATGCACCAGTCCACATCCAACCATTCCAGAAGCCTGAAGAGCCTCCACCGCCTGATGTAGAAGCACCTCCAGCCGCGCCAGCCACTGAACCGGGCATTTGCTTAACGCCTGCAATAGCAGTGATAGCACCGCCTGCTGCACCCGCAGAAGCTGCTGCACCTACACCTGCACCACCACACCCACCTGTGACCAGAAGTCCAGTTGTAGGGTAAGTCATTGCTGTGGGCTGTGTAGCTGCCGTGGTTCCTGCTGTACCTGCCAAACCAGCCAAAGCAAGTTGGGAGAAAGCCCAGCCGATAGGCATCGTGGCGTTGGTAGCGATTGCTCCTGCTGTACCCAAAGCACCGATCGTTGCACCCGAAGCACCACCACCTGAAGCACCACCGTTGGCAATGCACAAGACCGTGTTAGCTACTGGCGCACCCACAGCCGAAGGCATCTGGGTTGCAATGTAGGTAGAGAAAGTAGCCTGTGCTGCGGTTGTACCCGTAGCCGTTGGTGCACCACCACGGCCTGCACTGATCCACAACACATCGGGGATCATGGCGAGGGGAATCAGCAGGACAGTCTGCCCACCAGAACCACCACCTCCACCGCCTGCCATTGTGGAAGCAGCACCCACGTTGGAGCTACCACCGCCGCCACCTTGCCCAAGGGCAAAGATGTGCAGCATGGACTTGCCCCGTGGCTTGTACCAAGGGCGCCATGTTTGGCCTACCGTGGCAGAGTCACCAATGAAGCGCTGAATATCAGTCGCGCCAGTGGCAGACGGGAGGTGTCCGAGGTCGAGCATTAGTATTTACCGCCAATACCAGTGACGATGAATCCGCACGATGCAGGCTGCGCCACTGTAATCTTGACGAATACAGACCAACCCGCAGGAAGCGCGAAGCCAAACGGCATGTCGTAGGACACGTTACCCGCTGTGGTTGTCAGCGTACCCGTCGAAGGGATAGCAATTTCGTCGTAGAAGAACATGGTTGCATCCGTCACTGCACCCGATGTTGCAGCCGACAGAAAGAACTTCATGACGCAGGCGTTAGATGCAGTCGTTGCATTGGCAACGTACTTGACGCGACAGCGTTGCAGGAATCCACCGTTGGTAGCATCAGCGCCCCACACCTTGTAAACATCTGTGGCAATCGTACCAGCAGCGTTGTAGAGCGAGGCATTGACTGCGGCAACAAGTGCAGACGACTGTATGTCGCCAGCCTTCGAGTACACGGGGTCATTATTTCCGGGCATATCGCCTCCTTATGGTAGAGCCATACCCGCGTTCTGCGCGATGATAAGGCCGATATTTGCGTTGTCTAACAGTTCAGCGGGTGCAGTGCAGAACACATTGCTTGTACCCGCAAGGGTTATCAACGCGCCTGCTGCCGAACTGGACCTGATCAAGTCCCGCGTGAGGCCTGTGGTGCCATTGAATGTTCCCTTACCCACTTCCCATGCCGTACCGCTGACAAGCAGATATGCCACAACCTGACTGTCCGAGCCAAAGGCCGTAGCAAACGTGCGATACCCGGTCACTGCCCCGGCGAGGGTGACTGCACCCGTGCCGGTGGTGGCTGTGGTTTCCTGTACGCGGTCAGCGATGTAGGGCATGGTTAGGTCGCGTTGACGGTCAGTGTCACGTTCAACGTGTCGCCTGACAGCACAGAGCGTGGGGTTCCAAAGTCGCCAGCCGAGTACAGCGTGCCGGAGGTGCCGGTGTTGACCGAGGCCACAAAGGCGCCTGCCACGGTCTGGGTCGCGTTGATGGAGTAGCTCACGGTGGTAGCCGTGTTGCTGCCCCCAGACGTGGTGCCGAACGTGATAGCAGGACGGTTGCCGGTGTAGGGGTTCACCTCAGCCCAGCTGGCGTGGGACGCCAGGGTATCGCCAACGACAGCAGCGCCTGTGCCCTTCAGACCCAAGTACCACGCCGCGGTGTAGGCAGAGCCCTTGAAATACTTGTCGATGATGTCGGTCTTGCCGGCAGTCGTCACAAGGTTCTTGTACTCTTCCGCCCACTTCAGTTCGCCGTCGGCGCCAACGCACTCGACGGTGTAGGTAAAGTACGGTCCGAATGCTTCGATCTGGTCCATGGCGTTACCCCTTCAGGTTGGCCAGGTAGTCGCGCGCAGCTGTTGCGCGTTCTTCCAGGGCTGTGGTCTCGGCCATGATGGCATCGCGTGCAGCGGCCAGGTTGGCGATGTGGGCGTCGGCCAAGGCCTTGACGTTGTCCGCTGCCTCCTGGGTTGCGCTTGCTGCCGCGTTGGCGTCAGACACGATGGCCTCGGCCTTCATGTCTGCGCTCTTGAGGATGCCGTCGGCTACCGTCTTTGCATCTGCGGTCGTGCGCTTGGCCTCCGCACGGATCTGCTCGATCTGCTCGATGCTGGACTGAAGCTCTGCGCGCGTGGCGGCGACGTCAGCTGCCAGGGCATTCAGAATGCTCTCGCTTTCAGCCTTGCGCTGCTCCAGCTGGCCAACTTCCTCGAAGGCCTTTGCTACAGTTTCGATAGCTGCAAAGCCACGCAGCAGGCGGCGTGCGTCGTCAGCGGCTTGGATAAGTTCGTTGCTCATGGTTACTCCTTCAGAAGTGCAGATACGGTCAGGCTGGTGGTGCCGTCGCCACCGGTGACCTTGGGGCGGATGCGCAAGGTAGCCTCGCTTACCATCTCGATCTTGGCGCTGGTGAACGTCAGCGCGTTGCCTTGGGGGTCCGTCAGCGTTGCCCAGTTGGCGCCGTCGTTGGTGCCCTCGATGGACACCGAGGCGCCACCGAATGTGCCAGCCACCTGGAAGCTGCGATCAGCGTACTGCGAGTTGCCGATCGCGGCGCCGATGTCGTTCTGGGCCAGGTTGGCCCATGCCGCTACGGTGCAGCGGTCGTTGCCCGAGGGCGCGGTTGTGTAGTCAATAGTTGCCATTGTTAAACCTCCACGGCAGTAGGGCTGCCGTATCCCGAAAACATTCCCATGACGTCCTGCATCTGGGCAGGGTCGATACCGCCAACGTTGGCGGCGGTCTTGCTTGCGCTCTCGGCAGCGGCCAGGGCCTGCTGCTGTTGCTGCTGTGCTGCACGCTGCTGGCGTGCTGCCTGGACGTCCTCGTCCGAGATGATCAGGCTGGGTTTGATGCCCAGGCCGTCTGCATACTCGTCGACGATCTCGTCGGTGTTGATCTTGTCCCAGATGCCTGGGTCTTGCTTCGCGCCAGCGATGGCGCCGACGGTTGCGATCAAGCGGTCGATGGACTGCAGGCCGACAGCTCGCTGCGCCTGGGCCAAGGTGCTGATGTACTGCACGTTGACCTGCAGGCCCTGCATCTCAGGAGGTGGAGGTGGCAGCAGCGGCCGGCCGTCGGATGTCTTCGCCGTAGCCAAACGCTCGAAGGCAAAGTCGATCAGCGGGTCCAGGAGCTCGTTCTGCAAGCGCTCAAGCACGGGGCCGAGCATCAACAGCTTCTCCTCGTGGCGTTCGGCCACCTCCGTCGCGGTGATCCCGCTGCGGGTGTCGTTGGCCATCATCAGGAACAGGTCTTCGTAGAAGTGACCCTTGATGCGCTCGCGCACCTCCTGGATGTCCTCCCGCAGGGCCATCATGTCCAGCTTGACTTCAAACAGTGTGCGGATGGCGTTCTCGCCGCCAACGTTGTCGACGTACACCACGCCACCTGGCAAACGGTTGGTGCCTGCTTCCTTGAGGGTGGAGGGCGCCTGAATAGGTGGCTGGACCTGGTAGTCAATCGCTTGCTGTTTGCGCAGTTGTCCATGCTGGAGCTGGCGGATGTCGGGAAGCGCGTCGTGGCCAGGTCCGGTGCCATAAACGTCATTGCCTGTGACCAGCCACCGTGGCGCCAGGCAGTTGAAGGTGCGGAAGCCGGATTCACCCAGCAGCTTGTCAGCGTCGCCGCCCACTTCGTAGTAGACGGACTTGTACGGCATGTTCAGCGCGTCACGCTTCGTGGCGTCGCGTCCCTTGCGGGGCTCGATCACGTGGTGCACTGTGATCCATTGGTCAAAGCTCCCACGCTCATAGTGGTTCTGTACAGACATGCTGCAGTTCTTCAAACCGAACTGCTCGGCCATCTGGCCCACGGTCATGTTGAACTCGCGGAACAGTGTGTTGACCATCCCGCGGTGGTCTGTGGCCAGGGCATACTCGCCAACGGTCAGGGGATAGCAGTGGACCACGTTCTCGAAGTCCTCCAGCATCACCATCGCTCCGACGCCGAAGGCACCGAGCTCGGTGTAGACCTGGTGCAGGCTGCGGTACACGTTGGATTCTGCGAACACCTCACGCATCAGCTGCTCGACGTCGGACAGCCACACCTTGACGGCGTGGATGTCATTGAGCTTGGCGTCGCCAGTGGACAGCCTGAACCATGGACGGGCCGGGCTGGTCATGCCAGCCATCAGCCCAGCGCTCAGGACGTTCAGCCCACGCTTCGCGGTGGAGTCGTAGACCTTCTTGCCGCGCTGCACCTTGTTGCCCTTGTTGGCATCGGATGCAAAGAAGCGGCCAGAGGTCGGCAGCACGTAGTCGGCCAGATCCTGCCAGTCGGGTATCCACGAGGCACGCTCAGACCACAGCGCCGCCTTGCGTTTAAGGTAGCGCTGCTTGTCCGAGAGCTCGGGCTTCTTGACTGGATCGGCCATGGGTTATTGGCCCAGCAGTGTGGTCTTGCCCAGCTGCATCTGGTTGCGTTCTACGCCGCCAGGGCCGGTCAGAAGGGTGGAGGCAGCCATGCCCCCGTTCTGGGCCATGTCCTTGCGTGCTGTGCTTGTGGCGCCAAACGCGCCCTGCTCAACTTGCTTGACCTCTTGAGGCTTCTGGACTTCCTGGACGGAGGGCGTGTTGTTTCCGAAAATACACATGGTCGACTCCGTAGGTGATACTGCGCCGCATCGTAGCCCTGCAGGTGCTGGTTATGTGCCCAGCCTAGAAGTCTGCCAGTGGGTCGTAGTTCAGAACGTCCTGCCTGACGGTGTCAGCCTTGCGCTTGACCTTGGCGTAGTTGGGCGTGTCCAGCTGGGCCAGGATGACAGCGCTGGCCTTGTCAGGACTGCGCCCAATGCGCTTGATGATGTCGTCGCGGCTCTCGACCTGCACCTTCATGCCTAGCAGCTTCCACTGTGGGGCGCACAGGTCGGCCAGCAGCTCGGGGTCTGGGGGCAGTGCCACGCCACTGTCGTTCTCTGGATCCAACGACTCGCGCAGGCGCCACCACAGCTCGCTTCGCTGGTTGGCAAAGGTCATGCGCCCAGAGCGATCAGTCATCAGCGAACGCTCGGCCACGTTGACCCCGATCACCTGGGCGTTGGCATCCTTCAGCAG